CGTTCCGGTACGCTAGAATTATCTGAGGATGAAAGAGGGCTAAAAGTAAGAGCTAATCTTGATCCTTCAGATCCCGATGTTCGGTCAATACTCCCTAAGATGAAACGGGGTGACTTGGACAAAATGTCGTTTGCTTTCGTACCTACTTCTCAAGAATGGAACGATGAAGGTGAAATGCCTACTCGCACCATAACTAGAGCAGATTTGCACGATGTTAGCATTGTTACAACCCCAGCCTACGAAGAAACTTCTATTGGTCTAAGAAGTGGAATTGACGCGCTGGAGAGTTACAGAAAAGCGCGACACGCAAAACGCAGACATCACAGCGTCATTAGACGCTTAAAGATGAAAGCAAAATTTCTCCCTAAATAGAAAGGATCTCATATGTCTGAGATAAAAACTTTGCGTGAGAAAATGGCGAATATCGCCACAGAAGCGCGTAAGAAACTAGAAGAAATCACTGATGATGTGGTTGAAGAAAGAGCAGCTGAAATCGAGCGTGAATTTGACGCAATGATGGCAGATCACGACAAGCTAGCTGCTCGTGCTGATCGTGAGGAAAGACTAGAAAAAGCTCAGGCGGCTATTGAAGCTCCTGACACTTCAAAGCTTCCAGAAGTAGAAGGGCGTACTGCTCCGGCTACAGATCAAGGCGAAACTATGGAATATCGTGCTGCTTTTATGGAGTACGTTGCTAAAGGTGGTCTGGCTGACGTTTCACCAGAAGCGAGACAAGCACTGATAGAAAAACGTGTGCAGGTAACTGGCACAAATACTAGTGGTGGTTTTACTGTTCCGGAGACGCTTTCAAACGTCATTATTGAGACAATGAAAGCTCACGGTGAAATGTACACCTCTAATATGTTTACAACTATCAACACAACTAGCGGTGAGCCTTTTAAAATTCCAACTGTAGATGACACTACAGTAACAGCTGAAGCTCATACAGAAGGTACAGCACCAACTGATGACGGTGGAAAAGATGTAACTTTTGGGCAGAAGCAGATAAATGCTTTCGGCTATAATACTGAATTCATTAGATTTTCTCACGAAATGCAGCAAGACTCAGTACTTAACATGGAAAGCCTTTTAGGTAGATTGTTGGGAATGAGACTAGCCCGTATTGCTAACGCAAAACTAACAACTGGATCTGGTTCTAGTGATGTTGAAGGAATTGTAACTAACGCTGGTGCTGGCGTAACAGCTGCTTCAGCTACAGCAATTGCAGCTGATGAATTAATTGATTTAGTTCACTCAGTAGATCCGGCATATCGACAGGGCGCTAGCGTTGCGATGATGATGAATGACAGCACACTATCAGCTGTTAGGAAACTGAAAGACAGCCAGAATAGATATTTGTGGGAAATTGGCGGCTATGCTGCTGACATGCCGCAAACAGTTCTGGGCTATCCGGTAATGGTCAATCAGGACATGGCATCTATAGCAACTGGTAACAAGTCAGTATTGTTTGGTGATATGAGCAGCTACTACGTCCGTAAGGTAGGCGCTCCATCTATAACAGTGCTTAGAGAGCGTTTTGCTCCTGATGTTGGAGTGTTAGGTTATATCCGTTTTGACGGTTGCTTGTCAGACACGGGCGCAATCAAAGCGCTAACCCAAGCATAATTGGCAGTGTGAGGGGGAAACAACCCCCTCACTTTTATTAAAAGTGCCTGGCACTAAAGTTAATAAAATCAATGACTTAGGTTAGTTGAGGAGTAAGAAACATGGCAAAAGTAAGATTACTTCAGTCTATGGCTGGTATTGGATTTAGTAACAGTGTCGGTGACATTGTTGAAATAAATGATCCTGACGCTCTGCAAAGATACGTTGAGCGCGGCATAGCTGAGATTGTTGAAGAGAAAAAAGTAGAAAAGGCAACTAAGCAAGTTGTTGAAAAAAAGACAGCTGTTAAGGAATAGCAATGAATTTACCGCTGCAACATAGATTAGAATTAGTTACTGCTCCGACAATAGATCCCGTGACTATTGCTGAGTGTAAACGTCATATGCGTATTGAGCACAGTGACGATGATGTAATTATAGGATCTCTAATAAATGTTGCGGTGAAATATCTTGATGTCACGGGTATGCTTGGCAAAGCAATGATTACACAGACTTGGGCTGAATATGTTGATTTCCATGCAACAACAGTACACTTAAGTATTACGCCAGTGCAGTCTGTAACATCTATAGAATATTATGACGTTAATAACGTTTTGCAAACTGACACGCTGTCAAATTATTATATCATTGGAACTAAAGGCTATAAAACAATTTACCCTAAATCTGGGTATGCTTGGCCTGTAACCTTTAAGCGCGATGATGCTATAAAGATAACCTATGTTGTCGGTTATGGTGACACTGCTGCAAGTGTTCCGGAGACAGTACGTCACGCAATAAAAATGTTAGTAGCTAACTATTATGAAAATCGTGAAAACGAATTAGTAGGAACAATCTCTAAGACGCTTCCCTTTGGTGTGGAGCAGCTAATAGCAATGGAACGGAGTAGTTGGGTTGGCTAGGTCTGGATTATTTAGAGATCGTGTAACATTTCAAAGAATGTCAGCAACTGCTGATGACTTTGGTAACGTCACTCAGGATAACTGGTCTACCTTAATTAGCAGATTTGCTGAGATTGTAGAACGTGCCGGAACGATGTTAGATGACACTGGTGCTTTCGAAGATGTAGCAAAAGCAAACATGCGTGTTAGGACAGATAGTACGGTTAACACAATAACATTGTCAGATCGTGTAATAGCTAGAAATACAATCTGGGCTATTAAGTCTATAACAAGTCCTACAGCAAAAAATGATATTACTTTGTTTGTGCTGGAAAAAGGTGTTGCAGCTTGAAGGTTGAAATTGAGAAACTTTCAGCAAGTCTTAAAAAATATCCAAGGCGGCAAGCTAAATTAATAGGTGATGCTGTAAGGACTTCAACGTTGGACGGTGTTGCAAAAGCAAGAGCTTTTGCCCCAAGTGATACTGGAGCACTAAGGCAAGGCATACATGCAAAGTTTGAATTTAGAAAAAATAGTTTTGTCGGATCTGTGGAAGCTGCACCAGCAACAGCCAAAGATCAAATAAAAGCGTTATCTGTAGAGTTTGGTAGGCAATACACAAGTCGTACCAGACAGCCAAGATTAACAGGAAAGTTTAAGGCTACTGGCACAACTGAGCCACAAAGCTTTATTAGGACAACTTGGTTGCTGCTAGGTAAAAAACATATTCGGAAAATTAAACGTGCAATTAACAAAGCTGCAAAAGAAAACGGTTTAAAATGAGTAATGGTTTTGCATTGGAATTACAAAAGGCGGTAAGGACACGGTTAGCAGCTGATAGTTCTACAACTGCTCTTGTATCTGATAGAATTTATGATGAAGCCCCTACCCCCGTCACCTATCCGTTTATAAGGTTTGGCGGCATTGTTCCAAGAGCAGATGATACTGACGGAAGTATTGGAGCAGAGGTAACATTATTTATTGAAGCTTTTAGTCAAACAACTGGACGTGTGGAAGCTACAAGAATTTTAGAAGCTGTCCGGACAGCGCTTCATAGACAAGAAACAAACGTAAGTCTTACGGGTTTTCACCTTATAGATCTACGTTGTGAGAATTACATGGTTGAAAAGAATACTGATGATAGAGGGCATAAAGGCTCAATTCTTTTTAACGCAAATATTCAAACAGCCTGATAAGGAGTTTTTACTATGGCTAAACAACTAGGTAGAGCACTATTATTAAAAGTCGGTGACGGTGGCGGCTCAGAAGTATTTACTTCTTTAGCTGGGCTAAACTCTAAGACAATTACAATCAATAACAGTGCAATTGATGTAACAACCCCTGACGCTAGCTCTCCAGCTGGTGCTCTGTTTGCTAGTAGCCTTAACGGTCTGAAGTCTGTAAGCTTGTCAGCTGACGGAGTATTTCTAGACGAAACAGCTGAGGCCAGACTAAATACCGTAGCAATGCAAGCTGATCCGGCAATGAATTGTCAGATTGTTGTTCCTGATTTTGGAACATATGCGGGAAACTTTCGCGTGACGTCATTAGAGTTTGGTGGCGAAACTGAGGGCGGTGTTACTTTCTCAACTAGCATGGAAAGCAACGGCACAGTTACCTTTACCGCTGCATAATGGCTATAACTGCTGAAGCCCCTAGAGGGGGTTTAGTTGAGGAGCTTGGCGGCATTAGCTACACGTTTATTCTCAGGATTAAAGAAATCGAAAGATTTGAGGATAAGCACAGAGGCATCTTTGAATTTTGGGATAGCTTTTTTGAGCGCAGTAGCAAACCAACTTCTTTAGAAATAAAAGATCTTTTAGCATTAGGCTTAGTTGGTGGCGGTCTAAAAGATCAAGAAGCAGATGCAGTAATTGAAGAGTGCTCACCAGCTGATTATTTGCGGCTCTATCAAATTGCTCAGGCAGTTTTAGGAATAGCTTTTATGCCTGACGCATTTTCTGAGCAGACTAAAAAAAAAGTTACACGCAAAAGCAAGCAAGGCTTGAAGTCCGTAAAATAATAGCAAACGGCATTGTTGCTGGACTGAAGCCTGATGAGATTAGAAACATGATTCCAAAAGACGTGTTTACAGTTTTTGAAGGTTGGCAAAAAGCGCATAGACCAAATAAGGCTGGCAAAAATGCACCCTCTTTAGAAGAGGCAAAAGAACTAGCAAGGAAGTACGGATAAATGGCGATTAGTGCAGAAGAATTAAACATTATACTCTCTGCAAAAGATCGTGAGTTTAATAAGGCTATGGATCGCGCAAATAAAAAGATCCAAAGATTTGCACATAAGTCTAAGACTAATTTAAATCAAACGACTAAAGCGATGGACAAGCTAACGCTTTCTGCTGGTAAGCTTGGCGGTGTGTTATCAATCGGTGCTGTTAGTATCGGCTTTCAGAGAATGATTGAAAACGCTACGCAATCAGCAAAAGAGATTTCTAATCTCTCAACCCTTGCTGGTGTAAGTGCAGAACGCTTTCAAGAAATGTCTTTTGCGGCTGCAAACTTTGGCGTTTCTCAGGAAAAACTTGCTGATATACTTAAGGACACAAATGATAAATTCGCTGACTTTTTCCAATCGGGGGGTGGTGGAGCCGTCGATTTTTTCGAGCAAATTGCTCCTAAAGTTGGGCTGACTGCTGACGCTTTTAAAGGGTTAAGTTCTGATGAAGGTCTAGCGCTCTATGTAAAAGCGTTAGAAGCTGCAAACGTAAATCAGCAAGAAATGACTTTCTTCATGGAAGCGCTTGCGAGTGATGCAACCTTACTTGTTCCATTGTTTAGAGACAACGCTAAAGCAATGGGTGAAATGTCGGAAAGAGCTAGAGAGCTTGGTATAGTATTATCTAATGATACAGTACTAGCTGGCGTTGAAATGCGTAGGCGCATGGATGACATTCTAAGCGCTATGGGTAAGCAGTTTTCAAAGTTTGCTTTAACAGCCTTAGAAGCTTTTGACGCTATTTTTGAAATGACTGACAAAGCAAGGTTAGACTCGCTGTATGAACAAGAAATTAAATTATCTGAAAAACTAAGGAAAAATCACGAACTACTAGAAAGTCTGCAACAATCGAGATTTGAGTCAGATGAAGCTTTCCAAAGAAAAAAGCAATCCCTTATAGATATGATTACTGAGAGAGAAATAAAACTGGCTGATGTTCAGGGTGAGCGACAGAAATTATTAGATCAAGAATTAGCGCGGATTGCTCTCATTGATAAAATGAACGAAAGAGCAAGCTCTAAAGGTACAGGGTTTTCACCAGTAGACCCTGACGATATTAAGAAAGCTACAGCTGAATTAAAAATATTTAATAAAACGCTAGAAGATCTAGACTCTATGGCCTCTACTTTAGAGTCTGCTTTTGAAGATGTCTTTATGAGCGCAATAGAAGGAACAAAAAGCTTTAAAGATACAATTAGATCTTCAGCGCAAGCAATCATTAGAGAGCTTTACAGAATTTTAGTTGTACAGCGTTTAGTTAATGCAACCTTAAGTCTGTTTGGAATTGGAACGCCAGTCCCAAGTTTTAATAGTAATATCGCTAATTCACCAGCAGGTATAAGTATTGGTGGTCTTGCATCTGGCGGTTATATGAACGCTGGGCAAGCTGCTGTTGTTGGTGAGCATGGACGTGAAATCTTTGTTCCTTCCTCAGCTGGGCGTGTGCTGTCTGTAGGGCAAGCTCAGAGCGCTATAGGTGGTGGTAATGGGGTGACAATCAATCAAACTATTAACGTCACTACAGGCGTACAACAGACGGTCAGAAATGAAATTAAAACAATGTTACCTCAAATCGCAGAAAGCGCGAAAGCAGCTGTTGTTGATAGCAAGCGCAGAGGTGGTAGTTTTGGACGGGCTTTTAGCTAATGGCGATAACCTATCCTCTAAATTTACCTGATTACACAACAATCAGGTCTATAGATTTTAGAGCAATAAACTCTGTTGCGTACTCCCGTAGTCCGTTTTCTTTTCATGGACAGACGCACACTTACAGCGGCCAAATGTGGTCAGTAGATATAAGTCTTAAACCAATGAGGAGAGATGCCGCTGAGGCTTGGGTAGCTTGGTTGCTATCCCTACGCGGTCGCCACGGCACGTTTTTACTTAGCGACCCTATCAGTAACACTATTAGAGGGACTGCAACGGCGGCAACTATTACCGGTAACGCCGGCGACGAAACAGTATCCGCTACGGTTGCTTCCGGAGACACATTAAAGGCCGGAGACTTTATTGGTTTAGGCACTGGCTTAGATAGCACATTGCATAAAGTATTAGAGGACTACACCGGAACAGGCAGCGGTGCGGATCTCGAAATATGGCCGGCGCTCCGCAAGACCAGGTCCGGTGTAAGCGCGGACCTTACAAGCGCACAGGGTTTATTTAGGTTAACCAGTAACGAAACAGTTTACACCGTTAATCAACTAGCTGTGTACGGCATCACGTTTGGGGCTTCGGAAGTAGTATGACGCGTGCTGTCCCCTCCTCTATACTAAGCGCGCTCGGTAATAGTGAGATAGAACCGTTTTACGCGGTAGAGCTAAATTTTGATACTGCGGCGCTCCACCTATGGACCGGTTACGGCGATAAAACGATAAACAGTACGACCTACACCGGGACAGGTAATTTATTAAATATAGACGGTTTAGAAGAGGCCGCAGATTTAAGCGCACGTGGTACTAAACTTAGTTTGAGCGGTTTGGATAGCGGCATCCTTACTTACGCGCTCACGGAGCATTATCAGGGCCGTCTAGTACGAATATTCTGGGGTCTAAAAGGCGTTACGGACGTTGTAGAGGTTTTCTCCGGTTATATGGACACGATGACTATAACCGACGAAGGCGATACCTCTAGTATAGACCTAACTGTCGAAAGCAGACTTATTACCTTAGAGCGCGCCGCTAATCGTAGGTATACAAGCGAGAGCCACAAGTCGGTTCGCACAAGTAAGGGTCTTGCCGGGACGGATACATTTTTTGATTGGGTCGCGCCCTTGCAAGATAAGTCAATCGCGTGGGGTCGGGAAACGGTTACTAGTGACGAAACCTCCTAACCTAGAGGCGCTAAACTCTTATATTAAGGCGCGGCGTAACGTAGGTTTTCAGTGGCATACTAATGACTGCTTTATGTTTACTAACGGTGCGTATCGGGCAATGTACGGCGTTGGGTACGCAGACGACTGGATCGGCAAGTATACTAATAACGGTCTCTATCTAAAGCGCGAACAGTTGCGCGCAGTTTTTAAAGTGCAGAACCTCGAAGAAGCACTAGACGCTCGGTTGCAGAGAATAAATTTTGTACCTCCTAGAGGCGCGCTTGTAACTACAAAAGCAACTCGCCGGTGGGTGCTAGGGGAAGCGCTAGGAATATCTATAGGTAGCAGCGCGGTCTTTTTAGGTGAAAAAGGTTTAATAAGTCTGCCGGTTGAGCAGATTACTAATTCGTGGGTGCTAGCGTGAAAAAATATCAATTAGGCGACTACACTATTGCTAGCTATACGGCGTGGGAGCGCGCTCCGCGAGATCCGTTTATACTGTTCGGCGGTAATATTATGGCGGCGGCTACCGCCACGCAGATATTTATTACTAAGGCTATAACCTACCTAGCTATTAGCGCGGTCACATCGTGGGCTCTAAAAGCGCTCATGCCTAAACCAGACTTCGCGGCGATGGGTACGTCTAGCGGTTTACTGGCAAACGCGCGCACCGGAACAGGGCCGCAAGAGGTAGTATACGGTGAAATAAGAAAAGGTGGTGTGGTAACTTTTGTCGAAAGTACCGGCGCTACAAATAAATATTTACACCAGATAATTTGTTTAGCCGGTCATGAGGTCAATAGTATCGGCGACGTCTACATTAACGACCAAGTCGTTGCTATAGGGAACGACCACTACGTTAGCACTAATACGTGGCAAGATGCGGACGGTAATTCTAAAGTCTATATTAGAAAATTTACCGGCGCGGATAACCAAAACGTCTACTCTACTCTTAGCGCTATAACCGACGGAGACGCACCGGCGTTTCAAGTGGACGGCAGCGCTCCTAGTAATAACGAGGATACTAATTTTAAAGGGCAAGGGATTGCCTGTTTATACGTCAGATTAGAATATGATCAGAACGTGTTTGCGGAAGGTATTCCACTATTTACGGCAAAGGTGCAGGGGAAAAAAGTATACGACCCACGTACTGCTACTACCGCGTATAGCGCTAATGCTGCTCTGTGCATCCGTGACTATTTAAGTTCTGATTACGGCGTAAATAATACCGGCGACACTAATGACACTGTTTTTTCTGCGGCTGCAAACGCGTGCGACGAGACAGTTTCCTTAGCAGCCGGCGGTACAGAAAAACGTTACGAAATGAACGGCGTTATTAGCTTAGACCGCAGTCCTAGCGACATCCTCGGCGATATGATGACTAGCTGCGCCGGGACGTTATTTTGGGGTCAAGGGTCGTGGCAACTAAAGGTCGGCGAGTACACTAGTTCTGTTAAAACCTTTACGGTCGATGATTTACGTAGCGGCGTTACCTTAGAAACAAAACACTCACGGAGGGATAACTTTAACATAGTCCGAGGCACGTTTAACGACGCCAGTGAAGATTATATACAAACCGACTATCCAGAAATTAGAAGCGCTACTTTTATTTCAAACGATAATAACGTCGAAAGCGCTATCGATCTAAATTTACCTTTTACTACCTCTAGCGTTATGGCGCAGAGGTTAGCTAAAATGACTTTGTTTAGGGCGCGCGAACAAATGACGTTCAGCGCGGACTTTGGTTTAGATGCCTTTAACG